ATTGGTAATCATGACCGTGTCCCCGGCGCGGACCTGCATCGCTTCGAGGCGGAAGCGTGCAGAGAACGTGATCTCTTCCCGAGCGCGGCGCAGCTCCAGCACCGCCAGCCGTTGCGCGCAGCTCGGCGAAGTCGTGAACGGCAGAACCACGTCCCGAAAAAACACGTTGTTGTTGTCGGCGGTGACGTAGGTGGCCGAGCTGATCGTCGGGAAGTCGGTCACTTGCCAGTTGTTCGTCTCGCTGACGTAAACGCCTTTGACCGAGTTCACCCGGTCGCGTGCGCTCGTCCGCGTCTGCACGTTGAGCGGTCCCACAAAATGCTTCTCGGTCAGGGTCACCGTTGGTATGCGGTAGGCAGACGCGTAAGGCACGATCCGGCCGCCCGTGTAGGCGATCAGCCCGCCCATTGCGCTGAGGAGCTTGCCGATGTTCTCGTCTGGACTTGCGCTCGTCACAATCACGCCGTTCGCCTCGTAGCGGTTCTCGTAAACCGTCGGCGAGAGCGGAAGGATTTGAACCTGCTCTTCGCAAATCGTGGCGGCGACGCCGAACGCGGTATCGTCAACCTCGGCTGCGGTCATACCCATGCCCAGCGCCGTGTCGGTGAGGTAGTCGCGCAAGCAGAGCGCGGCGTTGGCGGAATAGGCGGTTGTCGCCGTGCGCGGATCCAGCACCTTCTTGCCGCGAATGACGGCGCTGATGTTCGGAATCCCGCTCGGGAATTTCTCGGCGTCCCACGTCAGGCGCACGTAAAGGTAGGCGATGCCAGAGAGCTTGTGGTCCGACGTCCATTTGCCATCGGTCAGGCTCGCGGTGTCCGCGATCAAATCCGCGTCGGCGGTGTCGCCGGGAACGCCGCGCTTTTTGTTCACCCGGGCGACGCCTGCGTAAAATCCCGTCGGCGTGTTGCCGGTCAGCGGCACCAGCTCGTCGTTGAAATACACCTCGTCAATCGCTTCGACCTCGTGGCCGGCGAGCGTCAGGACGATGTGCAGAAACTCGTTCTTTGTTCCCGTCGTGCTGAGATAAACGATGGTCCCGCTGACGCGGCTTTTCCCGTAAACAATCGTCCGCGCCGAAATCGGTGACCGAACCATTTGCGACCGGTCCGAGAGCGACGAGTCGGCGAAGCTCGGCATCTTTGGCGCGAGCAGTTTCGACGCGGCCATTGAACCGCCGATGACCGCAGTGAAAGCCACGATGTATCCGATTGCGGTCGCAATCGCTGCCGATGTGACGCCAACGGTTAGTGCTGCGCTCGCGACTGCGTAGGCGATAGCGTAAATGATTCCTTGTGGCATGTTAGATTTTCCAGAAACGCGTTTCCGCGCCGTCGTTTAAGTCAGCGAATAAAAGCCCATCCTTCCCGACATAAGCGATTTTCGAGCCTATCACGATCGTCATCGTCTCGCCGTTGCCACAATCACGCACCGCGATGTCTCCCCGAGCAGCGAATCCTTGGCCGATTGGCTTGAATCCTAGAGGCTCCATGTGCGCTTGGATAGTTCCGATCAGGCCGCCGTGTTTTTCGAGCACGCGCACGCCAGAAAGCGCGCTGTTGTAGGTGCCGCGCAGACGCGCCGCTGGGTCGATTCCGGTGCAAAGCTCAATCCAGTTTGCTCCAAATAGGCAGCAGTCGTTTATTCCCCACGCGAAAGGTTGATCGCGCTTTTGCTCGATGAATTTTGCAAGCAGGTCCGGCCAGTTGTCGCGGCGTGCTGGCATGGTCACATGTATGAGGTGGCCTCGGTCTCTCCGCCGCCCTCGCGCACCGGCGCCGCAAGCTTCGCGTTGCCCCAGTAAATTTGTTTTTCTTGGATCGCGGTGACGAACTCCAAGCCAAGATCGCCGGGGTGCAAATTTTCCTGCTCTTCCTGCGTGTAGCGCACCTCACGCGGCCGGCGAAAATCCACGAGCTTGTTCTCCGCGCTCATGATAATCGTCGCGTTCTGACCGTCATCGTTGACCGACATGACATCCATGCGGCCGGCGAAGATCGTGACGGGCGAGGAGACAATTGCGCCGGTCGCGTCGAGTGCGCCGAACAGCACGGAGCATGCTTTGCCTTGGTAGTTCTCCGTGAGCGCAAGCGAGACGTAAGCGCTCGGAATTCCCGAGAGCTGGAAGTTAATTCCACGCGCCGAGAGGTCGGTGGTCTCCTCCACCGGCGAAATCGTCCCGAGCGTGCCGATGCCTTGGTAGGTCACTCCGCCGACGGTGATCGTGCCGTAACCGCTCCAAAGCCGCACCGGCGTCGAGAACGAGAACGACGCGAGAAGGATCGGCGAGAGCTGCGAGGCGCTGACCTCCGTAACCATGTTGGCCGAGAGAGACCGGCCTGCGGTGGTGATGCTCATGATTCGACGTCCTCCACGATCGCGAAGCCGATGCCGTAGATGCTTGCCTCGCCGATGGCCCACTCGGTGCTCGGCGACGCTAGGCGGAAGACGCCCTTGGCGTTGGCGTAGGTGATCGACGTGCCGCCGGCGTAGCTTTTGCGTAGAGCCGGAAAAAGATCGACGCTCGTTGACGAGTTGGATTGCACGACCTTGTAAAGCGAGGTCGAGATTTGCAGCCAATCGCCGACTGCAAATGATCCAGAGCCGCCCGTGTTTGTGTAGGTCAACGTCGTGCCGTTCGCAGTCGCCGTGGCTACGTTCAGCGTGCCGGTGATGCCGCCTCGGTTCGTCGGGTTTGCGTAGTCTTGAAAATAGAACGTGCCGCGCTGCGCCGCGAGTAGGAACGAAATGATGGTTTCCGCGTCCGCGCGCTTCATCGGTGGGCAATCGACCGAGCCGAGCCACGCTTGACCCGGCCAGTTGTATTGCTGGGTCTGCAACGTGAAGGGCGACGTGTTGCGCGAGGTCGCGGAAACGCCCGTGAGCGAGAGACGCGAGAGGTTGAACGGGCTTGGCGGCGTGAGCGGGTAAGTGATGGCCATAACGATTAGGCGAAGGCTGCGCGGTATCCGCCGCCGCGTCGAACCATGTCGGGAATCTCGGCCTTGAGCCGGCGCCGCTCTTGTTCGAGGATCGGAGCGAGTTCAGCCCGCGAGACGCCCGCCGCGATGTTGTAATTGACCGTCACGCTTCCGCCGCCTGAACCGCTGCCGCCGCCCATCTTGTTGTTCGGAACGATGGTGCCGCTGGCGTGCGGCACGAAGAGTTCTGGGCCTTGCTCGCCGACGACGTAAGAGGAGCCTGCGCTGACCGGCCCGCCATCGGCCATGAAACCGGCAAAGCCTTTGCCTTGCAGAACTCCGGTAACTCCTGCCGCGAGCCGCTGCGTGACCATTTGGTTGAACACGAGCCGAACCAAATCGCGACCGAGTGAGCGGACAACCTCGCCGAGCTTTTGACCGCTGAGGATCGCGTCCTCGAAGCCTTGGGCGATCATGCTGCCAGCGCTTAAAAAGATCGCGTCGTTTTCCTCAAGAATCTTGTTCAGCCTCAGGTTTACGTCCGTCTGCTCTCGCATGAGCTTCAGTTTTCTTTCTTCGATAACTCCGACCGCATTGCCGTTCGCAATCGCTGTAATCATCTCGTTGTTAATCTTTATCATCTGCTGATTTTGAATTCCGCGCAGCTCATTAAGTGCCCTCAGGTTATCCGGCTTTGAGATTTCAGCGATTTCTCCCTTGGGCTTGCTCTTATTCAGCTCCGCTTCCGCGTCCGCAAGTTGCTTCGATAAATCGAGACCGATCTGCCGCTGAGCGTTGTAGGCTCTTGCCAGCTCCACTTCCAGCTTTGCTCGGTCAAGCGGCTTGCTTTCGTCGACTGCCGCCATCGCGTTTTCTAATCTTTGAACTTCGACTGTAACTTTATCAAAAGCGGCACCGGCCGTTTGACCGATGCTATCAAAATCTGTGCTCAGAGTCTTTATTGTTTCTCCAAGTGACTTAATTTCTTTGGCGGATTGCTGTGCGCGAAATTCTCCGAGTTTTTTCTTTAAGTCTGTTTCGTCCAAGAGTCCCACCATTTCACCAAGTGCAAATCCCGCGCGTGTAAGTGCCGCCGGTATTTGCACGACGAAATTCAATATGCTTTCGATCGCGTTCTGAAACCGCATTGCTCCAAGAATTTGCTCGTCGCTCATTCCCATCTCATCGCTCGCTGTTACGACCTGATCGATTTTGCCTTTCAGCATCGTCATCGTCGCCACAAGCGCACTGCCACCCAAAAGATTTTTGCCTAGTGTCCCGATGCTTGCAGTGGTTTTTTGCAAGCGCGTCAGACTATTCTGAATCCCAGCAAAAGCCTTCTTCGTGTCATCGACCGCCCGCAGTGTAAATGTTGCCTCAGCCATGTTATTTGGAGATTCGGTTTTGGTGTTCGATGTAAGTCAGCCAGCCGTTCAGTTCCTGAGCCGGCATCGCGAGCACCTCGTGGGCAAATTTGTGCAGACGGTCCGCGAGCGCGTAAACGGCGAGGAGGTCTGCCGCCTCCCCGCCGTAAATCAGTTTTTTAGGTCGTCCACCTTCGGCGCGTCGTCGGCGAGAATGGCGTTGGCGACGCGGCCGACGACGTTGCTGTCCGCCTTGTTCAACAGCGTCGGCTTGTGCTCAATCGTGAACAGCTTCGCGCCGTGCTCGTCGGTGGCCTTCATGATCAGAATGTCCACGAGCAGCTCCATGTCGTTCTCTTTGCTGCGACGATAGAGCCGGTTTTTTTCCGAGAGCGTGACCGGCGTTGCGTGCACCACGAGCTTCCACTCCGGCACGTCAATTTTGCGCGTGCCGAGTGAGGCGAAGTGTTCTCTTACGAGGTCGATTGCGTCCATGTGTGTGTTGTGTTTTTCGTGCGAAATTAAGCCGTCAACGTTGAGAGCGTCCCGTTACCTTCGAAGGCAATCGAGCCTTCTATGATACCGTCAAAGCTAGCACTCACGTTAAACTGGGTCACGATGGCCGCGCCCGAATAGTAAACGTCGCCGGTGCTTGCGCCTTCTGGGTAAAGGTTCAGCGTGACCTGCGAGCCGATGGTGATCAGGAGTTGGCCGGCATCGCCTTCGTCCCAGTAAAGATCGCCCGACGCGCTCCACGTTTTCATGGATGCAAGTCGGGTGCGGTAGGTGTCGCCAAGGACGGAGTCTTCGACGGTGTCGGACGAATGGGTGAGAGCGTAGTTCCGCAGTTCGCCAATCGTCGTGCTGGATATTTTGATTAGGCCGTCGCGGCCAAGTTTGGTTGCCATAAAATGAGGTTAGTCGGTTGAAAAATAAATGCAGTTGAAGGTGTGCCGAGCCGAGCCAAAGCGCCGGTCCTCGTCTGGCTCAATCGTATATTCCACGCTCGTCAAATGCAGGTCCTGACACTGCCCGCCGAGCGTGACGTCCGCGAGCACCGCCGCTTCAACCGCTGCGCTGCCGGTGTCGAAAAGATCGTCGATCAGGTAGGTGCCGCTTTCGGCGATAAAGTAATCCACCACGAGCTGCAGCTGCCGATATTGCGTGCGATTGCTCGGCCCGAGCGTGCGGACCTCGATCTGCTCGCTGACCGCATAAACGGCAGCGGCCGGAAAGCTGACGCTCGCAATCGTGTTGTTGCGCCCGCGCAAGATGTTCGCGGTCGGAACGACGAGAGCGCCGGTCAAAGCGTTGGCAGTGGCGTTGCGGATGTTTGTGCGGGTGCTCATGCTTCTTTTGGTATGACCATGCCGCCCTTCACTTTTGCGAATCCAAGATTCACGGCGCGGTTGGCGTTGAGTGCTCGGATCTTCGAGAGCGTGACCTTGTAGCGAATTTTCAAAGCCGAATCGACCACGCGTTGCAGGTCGGGAATCTTGTTGCCGGTGGTCCGTGCGCTCACGAAAGGATTCTGACCGAACTGCACTTGCGCGGTTCCGGCCTTTGCCATGTGCCGACGAATCCAAGCCGGCACGCGAACGCCGCACGCCATTGCAGCCGCAGCAAATCCAGCCTTCGCGAGACCGACCTTTTTCTGCGTGTATTTGAGATAAGCGTCCGCCGCTTCATTCGAAACCCACATCTGGTCCTGCACTTGCCAACGGCCGATTGCGCTGCGTGTGACTTGTTTCGGCCTCCCGCGTGAATTTCTGTTCGCGTAATGAAACGCCCGCATCTGAGCGATGGATGCGCCCGGCTGCCAGAACTTGCGATAAATGCGGATATTCTTTGAGCCTTCCCAGCCGAGGTTTACGCCCATCGTTTCGTGCGGCTGACCTCCGCGCGGCGGAACTTCCGTTGAGTTTCCGATTCTTTGGAAGAGACCGATGCTTTTTTCCTTCGCCAGTTGTCGGCCTCCGAAGAGGTCGCCCAGAATTGCGTTCTCGCCCTGCTCCTTTGCGTTCGTGCTGAGTCCGCCCGCTTTGGTTTTCGTGATCGTTCCGCCGGTCACGATTGGGATCTGAGTCTGTGCACCTTTTGCCAGTTTGTCGCCAGTCGGCGGCGTGATGAGCATGATCGTCCTCGCGACGTAAGCGCCCTCCTGCTTGATGACCAGACCAAGATCGACCTTCGCAGCGTCGGCGAGTCTCGCCAGCGCATATTCGAGCTTCTTGGTGTCTGAGAAGATCGAAATCATATGACCTTAGCGACGCCCAGCTCACATCCCGCGCCCTCGGCGTCCAGCGTCACGCGCTCAACGTAGTAGGTGATTCCAGCTCGGGAAAGGGTCTGCGTGACCTTCGGCGCAGCGCTCACGCTCGTCGTCAAAAGGAAGATCGTAAACTTGCTGTCGTCGCGGCGTTGGTCCTCGAAGTCGGCAAACGCATTGCTCGCCGCTGACCAGATGCCGGTGACCGCGGCGCCCTGATACGTGAACGAAATGCCGGCCTGCTCCAAGATCGCGGAGAAGTCGGAATTGATCTGCGTCGGGTCGAAGTCTCGGACGGCGGCCATACAATTGCTCGGTTCGTCAAACCGCGGGAAAGTGCATCGCGTGCAGCGCCGGCCGGTTCTCCCGCAGCCACGGCTCAGCATCGGCCATGCACTTGGCAGCGTCGTTGCCGCACGTCTGCGAGCCGACGTGATGCACGTAGGCCCGGGAGACGAAGTGCCGGCGCTTCATGTCCGCGCATTGAACGTCGTCGGAAAACCAGTTGATCGGCGGGAAATCGACCCACGCGTCGCGGTGAATCCACGCGCAAATCGGCGCGATGACCGGCGTCTCGACAATGCTGCGCTCTGACTCGAATCGCAGAAAGTCCAAGCGCCCGGTGCCGCAACGGATGTTCTGCGCGCCTCGTGCGTAGTCCGAGCGGGCTGCGACGTAGCCGATTTTTCCGAACGTCTGGCGCAACGCGTAAGCGTCGTAAAGCAGGGTCTCCCACGTCGTCGGCGTGAAAACGATGTCGTCGTTGCAAATAACCAGCTCGTCATGCTCCTTGAACGCGATCCCCGCCGCGTGGTTGTAAGCTTCGCCGAACGTGTTCCCGACGCCGTGAAAATAGTAGGTGCGGATGTTGCGCGGCACGTAGGCTTTGACCGACGCCTTGAGCACGTCGAGACACCTTGCGTTGGTCGTGCAGACGACGATGGCCGGCTCGGGAATCATGCTTTTTTTGCTCCCAAAATTTGTTCGATGTTCTCCGCGTCGATCAGCGTGCAGCCGCTTGCCAAGATTCTTTCGTCCCAGTTGTGAGGCGGAACCATGCCGTCGTCAGCGTTGACCTGAATCACGCCCGGCTCGGCTGCGCTCGGCTCGCCTACGTCGTGCAGGAACTGCTTCGCCATCCCCATCGTCTCGGCGTCGTCGGCCTTGACCAGAAAGCGGTGTTCGATGCGCTCCGGCTGCGCCGCCGTCGAAAGCCAAGCGTCGCGGAAGGCGACCGATTTGGTTGAGTTGCCTAGTGTCTTTTGCGTCAGCCGAATCCTTGGCTGCGTGTGCTTGTGGAAAACGAGCTGCATCGCCGCGGCGTCGTCCAATTGGCCGGCGAGGCGGTAGGCCCGCGCCGCAAGATCGTGCCCGGCCCAGCCATACCACTTGACTTCGTGAGTCCACGGCCGGTCTTTTGCGGTAGGCTCGGGAAGCGCGAGCATCCGCGACGCCCAAAAGCTTGCCCGCTTGCCGTCGTTGCGCTCGAACGCCAAGAGGATGACCGACGCGATTGCCTCGCGGCACCAAGGGAAAACACCGTGCGCCGACATTGCGAACTGCATCGCCTCGCGACGAGAAGCGACGAGCCGCGCAAGGTTGAGCCCGACCTCGTAGCGGAAGCTGTCGTCAAGGTTTGGGAAGCTGAGCGCGATCCGGCCGAACTGCTCAGCGGCCGTCTTGTTGCCGGCGCAATAATGCTCTTGGTGAATATAAAAATACTGGGTCGCGGACTCGGTGACGCTGCGCCCCAAGATCGCCAAGTTTCGTTTGCGGTTGTCCTGCTTGATCGCAATCGGCTGATGGTGCCAGACCGGCGTCGCCCAGTCGAAATGGCGGTCGTTCGGAAGTAGGAGGAGATTTTCGTGCACGTCGTGATGCCAGACGCGGCCGCTCGCAAATGCGCTGCGCCGCACGATCCGCTCCCGGTGAAGCTTCTTCCCGGTGCCGCGCACGTCGTAAGGGCAACGGACCATGAGCACGTCGTCCGATAGCTCGGCGAGCCTGTCCCGCAGCTTCTCAGCCTCCGCAATCACGTCGTCGCAGTCGGCCCAAATCAGCCAGTCGCCGCACGCCTGCGCGAACGCTTGGTTGCGTGCGCGGGCGAACGAATCGACGTGCTTCCATGCCTGCGCCGTCGCGCCGTTCTTGTATTCGCTGAACACGAATCCGACCGAGTGCTGCAAGCACCAGTCGCGCACGATCTGCTCCGTCGCGTCCGGTTCCTGCGAGCCGATGGCGCGGACGAGTGAGACCTCGTCAATCACGCCGTCGAAGCTGTCGAGCATCGCGCCGATTTGTGCCGCCTCGTTGCCAGCAATTACGCAGAGGGAAAGTATCATGTTCGTCGTTGTGTTTGCGTCAGGTCTTGCTGATCGCTCGGACCGGTCAAAACAAAAAGCCCCACGCCGTGAAGCGTGAGGCTGTTTTTCTGAACCTAGTTAAGATCAGGAATACTGGGTAGCGATAAGCTGACCAGCGTTCGAGTTCACGATCTTCTCGGCGGTATATTGCGAGGCGCGAACGATGTTCGACTTGATCTTCTCTTCGCGGTAGGTCGAGACGCCGATAGCCGGTCCATATTCGGACCAGTTGAGCGTGAAGCCTGCGCCGCCACCAAAGTAGCCAGCCGAAGCCTGCGTGACCGAGCCCACCCAGATGTAGGTGTTGGCCCAGACGTTTGCGGCGGAAAAGGCGATGCCCTCGGGTGCGCTATCGTAGGAAGCGCGACCGATCAGAACCTCGGCGACGCCGAACACTTCGGCGGCTGCTTGGGTGCTGGCGTTGAGGATGGTGTCGGACGAAAGACCCGTGCCCCGTAAACGATTCTGGAACTTGACGCTTGCGCGCAAACGGGTCCAGACCGGGTATGGGATGACGACGCGGGTGTTGGTCGTGGACTCGCCGCGAGCAAGCATCCGGTCGAGAGCTTCCTGCACGTCCTGACCGACGTCGAACGTGGCCAAATTGGCGACGGTGTAGGCGGTGCCAGAGTTGGTCGAGGTGAACGCGCCGGTATCGAAGATTTTCGAGGCGACGCGAAGCTCATGCGCGAGCAAGAGTTTGCGCTTGGCGAGCTTGGCGGCCATCACCTCGGCATCGAAGAAGCGGGCAACGTCGAGGGTGACGGTATCGTCTACAGCCTCCTCGTAGCCGTATTCCAGAGCGGTGTAGGTGTCTTGCGTGAAGGCGCGGGTGCCACGAGCGTAGTCGCTGTATGGAGCGCGGTTCTTCATGTCGCTCTTGAGGAGTTGGCCCTCTTTGAGAACGAACGATGGGTATTGGCCGGCGCGAACTGGCACGTCGAGAATCGGCATGACGGCGGTGCCGATCAGACCGGCCTCCCAGTCTTTTGCCTGCTCAACTACGCCAGCGATATCGCCACGGAAAATGGCTGCGGAATTTGAATACATGGTAATTAGTTCTTAATGGTTAGATGTTTTTGGGAAGCATCTCGATGATCGTAGACGCGTCCGAAGCGGTGGTGAGAGATTTGCCGACCGTGATCGTGCCGGTTATGGCGACGGTCCCGTTGGCGGTTGAGAAAAGCGTGTCGCCCACGGTCACTGGACCGGCGAGCAAGGTTGCTTTGATGGTCGTGCCGCCGAGGAATTCGACGGTGATTTGATCGCCGGAAGCGGCGTCAATCGTTGCAACGCCGTCGGGCAGAGAGGCGGTGGCCGCAAGACCGACGCCTCGGTTGTTGGAAATCGACACGAGACGAAACGCGGTGATAGCCGAGTTCGCCAAGAAAGTGCCGGTGTGGTTGAATGAAGTGGCCATTTTAGTTTTGGATTAGAGTTTGACGAGTTCGCCGGCTTGAACGCGTGCGCGATAGGCAGCGTAAAGGTCGGCGTGGTTTTTGATCGCGAAGGTGATGGCCGAAGATTTGTCGCCCTTTAGCTCAACGGCTTTGGCTGCGACGACATCCTCGAACTTCTCGACCTTTGCGACTGGTTTGACTGCTTCGGCCGAGGCAATCGGGGCGGCTGGCGCACCAAAAGACTTGGCAAATTCTTTGACCGCTGCGAGTGCGGCGGCGTTGGCGGCGAGCTGCACGACTTCGTTCTGTGCGCTCATCGCGGCGGGTTTCTCTTCTTTGGGAGCGAGAGCGCTTTCGAGCTTCGCGACTTTTTCGTTCATGCCCATCATGGCACTTTGAATCATGCCTTCGATGGCCTTTTTCATTTCGTCGTTCATAGGAATTTCGATTTTGATTTCTGCTTCCGGCGACTCGCTGGCGTCGCTCTCAAATTGTTTGAGTTTGCGCGCAAAAAATCCGTTCGGGTTCGCAGCGGGTTCGCTGACGAGGTCCACCGAGTAAATTTCCGAGCACCGTTGCAAAGTCGTGAGCTTGTCCGCGCTCTTTTCGGACGGACCCGAAAACGCAATTGAGAGCCCGAACGTGTCTGGAATCCGCTCGGCGATCTCCAAGATGTAAGCGCGATGCGGCGAATTTTGCAGCAAGTGCAAATCCCCGAGCAGCTTTTCGCCGCTGATTCTCAGCGCGTCGATATAGCCGACAATATCGCCAGCGCCGCCCGAGTGGTCGAGTTTGACCTTGAGTCCGCCCGCGTATTGTTCGGCGGCGGTCTTCACCTGTTCCAGCGTTTTGTCGTCAATCATGACGCCGTGGCCCAGCGCCGGTCCTTTGGTGATCAGGCTCACGCCGCGAATGATTCCGGCCTCGGCATCGATGACGCCGGCGGAGGCTGAGAAAGTAATGACAGGTTCCATCGCCTAAGCGATGGCCGTCAAAACCGATCAGCGCTTGGGCTTCTTTTTCCTGACCTTTGCAACGACCACGGCAGGCTTTTTGCCTTTCGCGCCGATCCACGGAGCGACGGCAAAGACCATTCCGAGTCCCGCCGCGACGCTTGCGAACCGTTCAAAAGTAAGCAGCGCCCGGTCTGCGGCCTCCTTGTGCGTGCGCGAAATCGTCAGCTCTTCGTGCAGCGCCTTGTTGATCAGCGCCGTCATCGGTTCGATAACCGCGTAAAGCTCGGAGGTCATGGCCGGCGAGTTGAGCGTTTCAATCTCGCCCCGGTCGCAGACCTCGCGCGCTTTCTTGAGATAGGCTGCAACGAGTTTGTGCTGCGCCACGAGTTCTGTCGGGTTGCCAAATTCCGCGAGCAATCGCTCCGCCTCGGCTTGGAGCTTCGCCAGCGAGTCGCAAAACTCCTTCGCGTTGATCAGTCCCTTGCTTGCCTTTGCCTGACCGTCCACGATAGCCAGCCCGTAAATGTCGAAAAGCGGACTGAGCACGTTGCTCGTCATGTCGAATTCTTTGTCACTCGCCGCGATGTGCTTCGAGACCGATTTGACCGTGACCACTCCGACGCCCGCGAAACAGATGACGGTCGCGGCGAGCGCCGCCGTAATGACCTTCGGGTTCATTTCTTGAGCAGCTTCGTCGGGTTCTTGGAATACTTTTTTGCGAGCGTGGTCAGCCCGTCGATAATCTCAGGCGCGAGCAGCCCGGCGACGCCGTAGGTGATCGCCTTCACGAGTGAGCTGACTTCGATTTGCTCAACGATAAACCAAGCGAGCGTCGAGACGATGGCCGCCATGATGACGCGCCGCACGCTGTCCCAGATCGTCCCTTGGATCGGGTTGGCCAGTAGGCGCGCAACCATGCCGGCGCCTCCGATGACCGCAGTCAGCCAGCCCGTTTCTTTCCAGAGCTTGGCCACTTCCATGAGGTCTTTGTGCTCGTTCATTTTTTGCGGCTCATGCGATCTCCGAACCACCACCCGA